CCGCCCTTACCGGGTGGTTGACGGCCAGCACAAACGCTGCGCTCGTCAAGCTCATCGGCGGCGAGAATTAATTCTCGCCGTAAGCGAGTATACCTGCTTCTGGTATATTTGCTCATGATCGTTCATCATCTTCCGCAATACATCGCGGGTGTAAGATGATGCTCAGCTAGATTTGGTTCCTAGCTGATGTGGGTCCGTTAATTGTGCTCATGATGTACCACCTATTAAGGGGATACATGAAAAGCATGACGGATCTCTGGCGTGAGCTGGCTAATGAACTTGCCAGCTGGTGTCACACTAGCACTGCTCTCGACTTCAAAAAGCTCGAGAGTCGGGTTAAAGATGAAGGCCTGTCTTTTCTCACGATCACGCTCCCTTCCTTCGGGAAGGAATTCGAGCGTTGCCTTGAGAAAGGGCTTGTAGACGACTGTTCTTTTTCCGGTTTCCGGAAGAAAAATGGTCTCCCCCTATTCTTAGGAGGTTTCCTTCGTCAAATCTTTAACCCTTCAGATGGTGTTCTGTTAACAGAACCAAGTTTGGATTCCATCTTTGCTATTAGGCAACTTACGTTGCTTTTTGCAAAGATTCTATTACCCTGTGGTAATGCTAGGGAGATAGACGCCTTTCTTGGCTATGTTAAATGCGAGGAGGATCTTATCAGTTGGGAGTCTCATAACACGTTTAATGCTTCTAGCTTTGAACGTGTATCCCGACTACTCTTTGCGGATGTTTTATCCCGCTTGGATGATCTTATCAGAAATGATGAGATCGTCCCGAGGCATGGTCCTGGAGCGACAGCAGATCGTACCTTTGGAAATCAAAAGTATGATCTGAAGTTCTGGCACTCCAGATTGGAACAGCTATTCCCCTATGGGGAATGGGCTATTCCTAATTGGCGACATTACAATCGCTATGACCATGTTGAGATCCTTGAGCCTGGTGACGAGATACCCGTGAGGGTTATCTCTGTACCTAAAACGCTGAGTTCTCCTCGAATTATTGCGATCGAGCCAACCTGTATGCAGTATATGCAGCAGGCCCTGCTCGGTCCAATAGTCGAGTTGATCGAAAGTAAGGTTGTCCCGGGTAATACTCGAGATAATCTTGCTTTCAACTTCCTTGGTTTTACTGACCAAAACCCAAATCGGGTCTTGGCCAGCCAAGGTAGTCGTGATCAAGATCTTGCTACGCTCGATTTGAGCGAAGCATCTGATCGAGTCCACATTCTGCATGTAGAGGCTATGTTGCGAGGATTTCCGTCCGTAATGGATGGGGTCTTCGCGACACGGTCCCGAAGAGCAGAAATTCCTGCATTGGGGATTAATTTTGATTCCCTTCGCAAGTTTGCGTCTATGGGCTCCGCGCTTTGCTTCCCTATTGAGGCTATGGTCTTTTTATCGGCCATATTTCTCGGTATCGAAGAGAAGCTGAACACACCTTTGACACGCGAGATTATTAAATCTTACGTGGGTAAAGTGCGTGTCTACGGAGATGATATTATTGTCCCTGTAGACTGTGTTGATTCTGTGATTAGCAGCCTGACCCATCTCGGGTTTAAGGTTAATGCTAACAAGTCCTTCTGGAATGGGAAATTCCGGGAGTCTTGTGGGGGAGATTACTACGATGGGCACGATGTAACACCCGTGCGTTTTCGTAGACGTTTCCCTCAGCACAGAAGAGATGTTTCTGAAGTGATATCCTTGGTTGCTTTTCGGAATCTCCTCTATGAGAGAGGACTCTGGAAAACAGCTAGATGGCTTGACGACACAAAAATTCGGCATATTTTGCCGGACTTCCCCATCGTTGAGCCTACATCACCTTGTTTGGGTCGACGATCCTTTCTACCTTATCAGGCAGAAAGAATCGACGATCACACGCATGCCCCAAAGGTGCGGGCATACGTTGTGAAGTACAAGATACCCGCTTCTACAGCGAGTGGTCTTGGCTCCCTTATGAAGTGCTTGATGCCAAATCGAACTTTACCGTTCGAGGACGCTGAGCATTTAGAACGCTCAGGCCGCCCCTTCGTGGCCGACATCAAACGAAGGTGGATGCAGCCTTTCTAGGTTTAGATAGGCAGCCGTAGTTATTCAAGAGAGAAGCCGGTATCGATCCGACCACATTACCTTTTGGTAGGTGAGACGCCCCTTCTATCCTAGGCATTGTCTGGGATTTCTCTTACTTGACTACGTAGTGGTGTCTAATTAAGCTGGG